GCTGCCGAAGCCAAAACCGAAGGCGGAAAAGCGGCTTAATCGGCGCCTCTACCTCCCTAGAGGTGTCCGTCACTCCCCGCCCTCTTCTGAGGGCGGGTCTTTTTTCGAGGTGATACATGAACATATACATCCCATCGTCTGGGCGGGCAGGGGAGCAGTACACTCTGCGCCAGATTCCTCAAGAATGGAAAGCCAAGACTTATCTCGTAGTACCCGAGTCTGAGTTGCACCTGTATTACCATGATGCCAAAGTGCATCGCGTTGGCCTTCTGGGATGTCCTCACAAGGGGATTGGCCCCACCAGACAATTCATCATTGCTGCCGCTTATCCAGGCAAAGTCTGTATGCTCGACGATGACCTACGCTTCTTCAAGCGTAGGCTGGACGATAGGCAGAAATTCGCCGACGCATTTGAAGCTGACGTTGGCAAGATGCTAGACACCATTGAACGTAGCCTTGAGCATATGCCATTCGTCGGCGTTTGCGCCAGGGAGGGTGGGAACCGCTACCCCGACCGGACGTATTTCAACTGTAGGCTACTCAGAGTTCTGGCATACCGGACTGAGATACTCAGCAAGGAAGGCATACGCTTTGACGACATCCCCGTTATGGAGGATTTCTACGTGGCGCTCAGCCTGCTGACCAAAGGATACTCTAACCTTATGCTCAGCGATTGGTGCCACAATCAGCGTGGTAGCAACGACAGTGGAGGATGCAGCCAGTACCGAACTATGGACGTTCAGAAAACCGCAGCTTTGAAACTCCAGGAATTATTCCCCGATTTCGTTACCGTCGTAACTAAGACAACGAAAACCGCATGGGGCGGTCAGGAGCGTACCGATGTTAGAGTCCAATGGAAACAAGCCTTTGCCTCCTCCGGCGGAACGGTTGGCACACTGGATTAACCATAGGTGGATTATCCATGTTAAGAAGAGTCGAGGTGAACCGCTGCCTTGGTCAACGGACCGTATCCTGCAGAATTATCGTTTCTGCAACGTCCACCGGGAAAATGATAAAGTTACACGCTGGATCGCTCATAATTGGCGAGACTCTAACGGTGGCGAGCATAATCTTGTACCGGCGTTGGTTCTGGCTCGGATGTTTAATTTACCGTCTACCTTGTCACAGTTGGGGTTCCCTTACGAATGGGACACGAGCCGCATGGCTGATATTGTCAAAGACATGCGTGCAGATAAGCAGAAAATATTCAACGGGGCGTATCTCATCACCACCTGCGGCGTGAAAATGGACAAAGTGGACTATGTCTTTCGGGTAGCCGACGACGCCCGTGACCTCGGCTTTGAAGCGACACGTAAATGCCGAACTCTTGAAGAAATGCACAGGCTTCTGACCACAGTCAACGGTCTGGGCGATTTCCTCGCCGGCCAGGTGATTGCTGACCTAAAGAACACGCCCGGACACCCCCTCGAGACAGCCATGGACCACTCCACCTGGGCTACCCCCGGCCCCGGTAGCCTGCGGGGTCTGGCCCGGCTCGAGGGGGCGCACAGGCCCTCGAGAGCGGGATTTTTGCCCCGCCTACACGCTGCTAGGGCACCCGTAGACCTACTTCTGGGTGACATGCCTCTGGTAGATGCACAGGACTTCCAGAACTGTCTGTGCGAATTTGATAAATGGGATAGAACATACCTTGGACAATCAAAACCAAAGCAACGATACTCAGGCTGGCGTCCTAACAGTTAGAACAGAGTTTGCAGACGGGCGGGTCAGTGCTATACTAGACGTACCCGATGGCCCGCCCACCTGGGTACAGATCTTTGCCAGCATCCAAAAAGCTGCGAACTTTGCAGCGGAAAACAACCTGGAGTTCATAGACAATGTCAGCGCACACGATAAGCCGGAGGAATGTTAATAAGATTTACGAGGACGGGCTGTGGTGGTTGAAAGTCAATGGTGTTGTTGAGGACAGTCGTAACGGGCAAGTCATCGTAGCACCAGGGCCGGTCCTCTCTACCTATCACCGCCCTCGGGAGCGAGTATTGTTCAGCGATAGACGAGACGCCAACCCGTATTTTCATTTCTTTGAAGCTTTGTGGATGCTCGGCGGCAGACAGGATCTCAAGTTTGTGGCTGACATCCTGCCGCGCATGAAGGAGTTTAGTGACGATGGCGTGGTGCTTCAAGGAGCCTATGGTCATCGCTGGAAAAAGTTCTGGGGTTTTGACCAGACTCACACAGCCATCAGAATGTTAGAGAGGGATCCTGACAGCAGGCGTGTAGTCATCAGTATGTGGGACGCTCCTACGGACTTAGAGTTGGATAGTCGCGACTTGCCTTGCAACACTCACCTATACGTGACAATTCGACAGGATCAACTTGACCTGACTGTGTGTTGTCGGAGCAACGACGCTATCTGGGGAGCTCACGGGGCTAACGCCGTTCACTTCAGTTTTCTGCAGGAGTATCTAGCTTGCGCCCTCGGTAAGATGGTCGGCAAACTACACCAATTCAGCAATAACTACCATGTCTACCCCGGAATGCCTAGATTTGAGACAATTTGGGAGAACCCCGACTCACCCGACCTTTATGAATATGGAGCGGATATGGGTTCTGGTCCCCTCTTATTCCAGGGCGATGTGGATATGTTTGACGAAGAGCTGTCCATGTTTCTGGACGAACCGTACGAAGATACTGGCAGCGGACTATTATCTGGTGTAGCATACCCTATGTGGCAAAGCCTCAAGTACCATCAAAGGAAAGTCCAGGACGTAGCTCTGGATTGGGCTGATAAAATTGACGCCCCTGATTGGCGAGCTGCTTGTGTCGCATGGCTTACGAGGAGATACGGAGTCAGTCAATGATAGATGGAGAAGCTGCTGTAGCCAGTTGGAAGAAAAGACAAATGTCAGAAGCTAACAAAACTCAGGTAGGGGGAGCTCATTACAAAGCTCCAGTGCAGCATTGGGATTTCGTCCTTATGCACGCGATGCCTTACATGGAAGCCCAAATTTTCAAGTATGTCCTCAGGTGGCGTAAGAAGAATGGCGTCGAGGACTTACGCAAGGCTCGCCATTTTATTAACAAGCTCATAGAGTGGGAGGAAGCACACGGCCCAGATTTGGGTGCCCCAGGGGACAATGACTATATGAACCCTGACAGCGGTGTGCCTGGGAGTAGGTATGTCAACCAAGATTAACACAGAGGTGAAATATGAATTACTTAAAGCTGATTATTGTGTGTCTGACTCTGTGCTTCTGCGCGGGGTCAGTGAGCCTAGCTTTCGTTGTAGGAATTTCTGACTACAACAAACGCATAGAACTGCAGAAGAAGCGTAAAATTCGCCAGCAGTTCGAATATAACAACCCAGACCAGCCGGACAGTCAGGTTAACGACCCTGGCCGCTACTGGTTTGCGTAAGAATTCTCCTAGGGCATTGGAGAATGGCGTGGCCTTCAGCAAGCAGCGCCGACTCTGTGGCGGAGATTTGGGCGACCCCGTAAAAATGCTTAGTCGTCCTTAATTTTAATCAGGAGGTGGCTGTGAATACAGAAGCAAGAGAAATGTTAAAGGAACGCACCCTTCATTGGTGTAACTCAGTGGCGCAAGAGATCTACCACATAACGGGTAGACGCGGGGCTCGACCCTCAATCATCACTGAGTTGAAACCGGGGTTTCCGAATGACCCCAACCGTTGTGTCATTGCTCAGACACTGGCCAATGCTCTAGGTAGGTCGGTCATAGTAGACCAACGCCTGTGTATCGTAGGCGATAGGCGCTATAGTGACAGGGACCTAACGATGGCGGTGCCTACTGTTGTCAACATGTTTATCCGCGAATTTGACCAGGGCAGAATTCCGGAGCTGGATATCAGTATGGTGACAGTTTTCGAACCCGAGCCTCTGGAGCACCCGGAAGTTCTGAAGTTGAAAGAGCCGGTTAAACCAAAAGTCAAATGCGATTACGCGGCGTATCCCGATTGGGAAAGTGTCATCGGCTATGAAACAGTGGCAGAAAGAAAAGCTCCACAGCCTGCTTGACCTAGCAACGATTCTCAACCGTCATTGCTGGACAGCCTTGACGGTTGGGGGTCTGTTGCTTTTATCAGGCTGGATTGTAGGAGACTACTCAATAATCTTGACCGCTGCTACGCTCATTTGTCTTGCAGTAGTTGGGGTCGTTGTAGTAGACGTCATTCTGCGCTACGTTCGTTGGAGGAAAAAGACGTGGAAGTAAAACTCATAGAAATAAGGGATGCGGGCACTCTTATCCCCGTCATGGCCGTACGACTAATCCCCACCTGTGAAGAAGAGCGTTATTTACTTGGACGTTCAGGATACGGTGTAGATCCTAAAGACCAAGGAACCTACATATTAATCATTAGACTAGCGGGTGGGAATGGTCAGGCAACCTGCGACCCCTATGAATGGGGGGGCGCTCCTATGGTACGGACCATGCCCGAAGCTCACAAATACATCATAGAACATTGGTACGACTTAAAGACAGGCGATGTTGTAGATGTTGAATTTGCTTTGGGAGAAAGCGAAAAGCCTAAGCTAAGTGAGCGCATCACCGCGTAACCCCTTGTTTTTGCTGGGGATTTAAGCCCGGAGCGCTGTGTTGCCCTGTGCCAGTCGGCTATGGGGGCCTTTGTAGTTGCCCCGGCACCCAAATCTAAACGGTCTCGAAGGTGTGTGGCGCTCCGTTTTAGCGCCCAGGCCCGTTCAAACGGGCTACATGGGCTAGAGCAGGCAAATTAAGCTCTACGGGGCCATATTCGCCGTAACTAATACTCGCCATCGCTACGCGCCATCTACCCTCATAGTAGATGTGAGGTACGAGCCTAGTGGCGTCGGCCTCCCTCGTGACCTCCCTTCCCGCCATGCCCACCCTTCCCGTGACCATGACCGCCCTTTCCGTGTCCTCCCTTCCCACCATCCGGGTCAGGATCTGGATCAGGGTCGGGCGAAGGCGCGGGGCCAGGGTCAGGCGCGGCGGCTGGCGAGGGAGCTGCGCCACTTGGGTCGCCTGGACTGGGGCAGTTGTAGTCATCACAATAACTCCAGGGTTTGGGGCATCCCAGAAGGGCTAAACTCAGCAAAATTGCGGGGAGTGCTTTCATTTCTTATTTGTGTCCGACATGCGACTACCAAACCACCAGAGGACCGCGCTGGTAGCAAGATAGAGTATAGTGTTGATGATTTGCCCCTGCATAGTGGGGGCGTCCGGACCAAGCATGAAGTAAATGACGCCCATCAGCATGACCAAGCATAGGGTGAGGACTGGGCGCATAAGACCTCGTACAACATCTACGAAGACTATCCACCCAGAATTACCTGTGGACCAGCGTTGTCCTGCCTCTCGGTAGCTGGCTTCCAGTCCCGCCCACGCTGCCTGTGCCTCCGCCCCTTCCTGCTTTTTCTCTTCGATCTTAAGAGCAACTTCGGCTTCCTTGTCCATATGTTTGAGCTCCATCTCCATAACTTTGAGCTCATGAGACTGCTCTTGCTTGTTGGTAAAGTATTTCATCACCCCGCTGAGGGCGGTTCCAATGAGACCCGTCGCGCCGCCTGTAACAAGACTCAGTATTGCTTCCATCAGACTATCTCCAGGATAAACGACTCTTTATCCATGTGTTTGAAGAATCTGCGCGTCGTGGCCATGCTACTCAGTACAGCAGGAAACCCCTCAATCTCTCCTACAGCGGAGCCAGGGAGCAGACAGCCCCTCGTGTGTCTGGGGATGTTGCCAGGGTGAATCAGTACGTGGCTG